CCAAGAAGCCCCTCACGCAGAAGCAGCGTGAGGAGATGGAGATGTACTGGGACTGGAAGAACTCCGGCGAGGACCCGACGAAGTTCCAGCCCCTCCTCGACTCCATGCAGTCGTTGATCGGCAAGCGGGTCCGCATGTTCCAGCAGCGCACGCCGCTGCCGCCGGCGGCCGTCGAGGCCGAGTTCAACCAGCAGTTCCTGCGCGCCCTGCGCCGGTACGACCCCAACCGCGGCACGAAGCTGTCCACCTTCGTCCACCACTACATGCGGTCGGCGCAGAGGTTCGTGAACAAGTACCAGAACGTCGGTCGCATCCCGGAGACGCGCAGCTACGACATCGGCAAGTTCAAGACCACCCAGTTCGAGCTCGACCAGCAGCTCGGCAGGGAGCCGACGTCGTCGGAACTGGCGGACCGCTTGGGGTGGAACCAGGATGAGGTCGGCCGCATGCAGGCGGAGCTGTCCCACAAGGACCTCCCATCCTCCGGGTTCAAGGACGACCCCACCTCCATCATCCCGAGCAAGGACCAGGAGATGCTGGAGTTCCTGCGTTTCGAGCTCACCCCTGACGAGCTGACGGTCTACGAGCACCTGCTCGGCACCGGTGGCAAGCAGGCGACGTCCGCGACGCGGATCGCCAAGAAGATGGGCTGGTCGGACTCCAAGGTCTCGCGCATCCGCAAGCGGATCGCGGCGAAGGCACAGCGGTGGGACCCGGGCTGGTGACAGAGCCGATGACCCGAGACGAAGCACTGGACGCGCTGGAGCAGGCGTGGACGGACTACTACGACAAGGAGATCGCACGGATCGATGACGACGTGGCCTACCTCAAGGAGGTGCGGGAGGGAATCAGTGGATCAGCGGACCTCAGCCTTGCTACTATCAGCAGCGCCGAACCCTTCCTGATCCAGGAGGTCAACCTGCTACTCGGTAGATGAGGAGAACCCATGTCCGACGCGACCCCCACGAACAACCCTGAGACCCCGCCGGCGACCATCAAGCTGGAGCGGTCCGACGCCTTGGAGCTGGAGAACAGCCAGCTTCGGATGCAGCTTTCGTCGCGCGCCGTCGACGACGCCAACCGGGCGCTGCAGGAGGAGATGCGGGCCCAGGCCATCACCATGGGCCGGCTCAGCCACAAGCTGGGTCACGACATCTCGCAGTACCAATACGACCCGCGGACGGGCACCCTGATGCTCCGCCAGCAGGTCGGCACGGGCCAGAACCCGCCGGCACCGGAGCCCGAGGAGCCGCCCACCGAGGAGTAGACCATGCCGCTCGTATCCGTCGCCGACCAGACCTTCGCCACGGTCAACAACTTCATCGAGGCCGCCAACGGGCTCCACGCCACGCTGCTGGCCGCGGGGTGGACGCTGTGGGAGGAGGTCGACGGCGACGCAGACGAGCAGGACCGGGTGTACTTCAGCAACGGCGACGACGGCTACGAGGCTCTGTTCCTGCGCGCCACCCACGACCTGACGACCAAGCAGGTCCACTTCCGGGCCTACTCGTGGTGGGACGACTCCGCGAGCGTGGGCTACGACGAGCTCGGGGACGACACCGGGACCACCTGCATCCAGCTCGAGACCCCTTGCGACGTGTGGATCACCGCCACGGCCGAGCAGGTGGCCATCGTTGCCGACGTCGGCGGCGGGGTCTACAACAAGTTCTACGGCGGCAAGGTGGACCGCTCCGAGCCGGAGCAGCGGTCTGGACGCGCCTACATCGTCGGCGCCCCGTCGTCTGGCTACAACGAGGCCGGCGACGACATGATCTATCTCGCCGCCGGCACGGACTTCACCAAGTTCGAGGCGGGCCAGTACCTCTGGTTGATGAACCAGTCGGACACCCCGGTCGCCGGCGTCGGCGAGCTGAAGCTCATCGTGGGCGTCGACGGCCCCGCGCGTACCATCTTCCTCGATCCCGCGGACCCGTTGGACTACAGCTACGACTCCGGCGCCATCGTCGGCAGCGACGTACAGCCGATGGTGTTGTGGGGCGACTCGGGCGGTGTGCTCATGTCGGCCACACCCTACTCGCTGCACAGCGCCACCGAGTACACCGACACCGAGTTGGAGTGGATGGACAACATCCCCGAGGCGCTGATCGCCGGCAATGTGCCGCTGGCGCCCATCGTGCTGATGACCGCCACAGGCGACTACCACCCTGGCACGCTGCCGCTGTTGTTCTGGGCTCCGGCCGGCCTGGCCAACGAGGACGACTTCGAGGACGGCACGGACACCTACGTCCACTTCGCCGACGACTCCGACGGCCTCGCCCTCAAGACCGCGTAGTTCCTTCACTACTCCGACATCCTGCGGTAGAGTGGCGCCATGGCCACCTACCCAGCGATGCTGCTCCCATTGGCGCCCGTGGTGGTGTCGAAGCCGCACCTGCCGTTGCCGCAGGCGTCGCGTTGCCGCGTCTTCTGTCAGATCGGCACGGTTGAGGGCGACGCCATCGAGAACCTCGTCATCGCGTTCGCCCCGACGTTCAACCTCCCGGTCGTCCAGCGCATGGGCACCGCGGGTGCGCAGGTCGAGATGCAGACCGACGAGCACGGCGAGGCCGAGATCTACCTCGCGCGCGGCATGGAGGTGGACGTCAGCATCCACGGCACACGGTACACCGGCCGGTTCACCGTGCCGGACCAGGCGGAGGCCGACCTGTTCCTGCTGCTCGCCGACGCCCCCAGCGTCTACCAGATGCAGAGGGCTTCAGTGATCCCGGCTCCGAGGAGCACACCGTAATGGCCGATGTCACCGTCACCGTCACCGACCAGAACGCCGCGGCCATCGAGGGGCTACCTGTCCGGATCTACGACGAGGACAACACCGAGCTGCTGTACTCGATGCTCACCGACGCCGCCGGCGAGGTGGACTTCACGGTCGCCGAGGGCCTCTACTACATCCGGTTCTACCCACTGACGCCGCAGACCACCATCACGTCGCCCCAGACGTTGCGCGTCGTCGACCCGAACCCCAATGCGTTCGACGTCGAAGCGTACGTCACGCCGCAGCCCGAGAGCGTGTACCCCAACATGTGCACGGTGTCCGGGTACTTCGTCGACGCCTCCGGCCAGCCGCAGCCAGGAGTCCTCCTCGAGGTCAACTCCCGGTGGCTGCCGGCGACCCTCTACCAGCCCACCAGGGGCTACTTCGCCAAGCCGTTCCGGCAGATCTCGGACGCCAACGGCTACTTCCAGTTCGACCTCCCGCGTGAGGCGGAGTTCGACATCAACCTCGCAGGCTACGAGGACGCGCTGTGCACCGTGGAGGTGCCCGACGCCGCGTCCGTCGACGTCGCCGACCTGCTCTTCCCGCAGGCCACCGCCCTCACCTTCGACCCCGCCGGCCCGCTGGCGCTGGCCGTAGGCGACCACGAGGACATCAACCCGCAGCTGCTCCTGTCCAGTGGGATCACCCTGGACGAGGACACCGACCGCACGCCACAGGAGTTCCTCACCTTCGAGTCCAGCGACGAGGACGTTGCGACCATTGGATGGTCCGGCGGCACGCTCGTCATCACCGCAACCGGAACCGGCAGCGCCTCGATCACCGCAACTGTGGACGAAGGAGCTTTCTCTGCGCGACTGCCGGAGGTCACGTTCACCGTGACTCCGCTGGTCGTCAACGTCGCATGATCCACGCCGCCACCTACGAGGGGTTCGAGGTCCGAGACCCGACCGACGAGGACGAGTACCTCCAGCTGCTCGACTGGATTCAGGTGCAGAACTCCCGCGAGCGACGCATGTGGATCCTGACGATCCGAAAGGCCGTCCACGACTACGTGATGACGAGGCACGCACGGAGCCTCCGGAAGCGGAGGTTGCACGCGGAGGTCAAGCGCTGGCTGTTCTCCAACAACACGGACCGCTTCAACTCGTACATGAGCGTCTGCATGGCCTACGACCTGGACCCAGAGAAGTGGAGACGGCAGGCTAAGACGATGTCGCCAGGCCACATGCGGCGCATCGAGCTCTTGGGGCGGAGGAAGTCCAGTGGCGCGAGGGTATGACAGCAACCGGCTGCAGACCGCGTCGGGCAAGGTCCTCTCTCGTCAGTCGGTGGCGGGGCACCAGACGGCTGGTGTCGACGCCAAGACCGAGGCGTTCACGAAGCTGCAGGAGGACGCGGCCACCCTGCTGCTCCTGCGGCCGCCGACCTTCTACGTCCTCGCCGGCTACGCCAACAACGGCGTCCGCGCCCTGCTGAAGGAGACCATCACCGACCTCGAGGAGACCATCCTCGCCCTGCTGGACTCCACCCGCCCGTCCGTGGCGCCAAACGACACTGTGTCGTTGGCCGCGGCGTCGTCGGCGCTCGGCACGGCCGCGGATGTGATGCAGACCTCGGGCAGCAGCCGCGCGACATCCACCCTCCTGGGCTCCTATGGGAAGGCGCTGGACGACTTCGTGGCGTCTGGGCTGCAGCCCAACGTGCAGCCCGCTGTCGGGGCGGGCGCCGCGCGCGTGGGGGCCGAGGCCCTCTCGGATGCCGTGACCCACTTCGACGACTTCATCCGGCGCTTCCTGCAGCTCCAGCAGCGGATTCTGTGGGCGCGCAGGACCGTGACAGAGGTGACCGCCGAGGACCTGCGCCGGCGGGTGTCCTCGGGCATCGTGGACCGGACGAAGTCGGGGGTGGACGCCGCAGTCGACTACTACGACACGGCGTCGGATGAGGAGGCGGCGCGGACTGCGTCCTCCGTGGCGTTGAATCTGCTGGCCGGCAAGGCGGCACTGAGCGCCGTTCAGCAGGCGCGCGGCCCGGCCGACCCGAAGATCCGGTCCAAGGACCTGTCGCAGGATCCGCTGACGGCCATCCCCGAGGGCACGGACTACGTCCTGCTCCCCCTGGAGGACGGTAGCGACCTCGTGGTGACGGGGTCGTCGCCCGTGGCTCGACTTCTGCCTGCCGGGACGCAGCTCCTGTACGAGGTTGGCGACGCTTCATTCTCGGCCGACATCCCTGGTGCGGGGCTGTACGCCGTGCTGGGCACCGTCGACGTGATCGGGTTGACGATTCCGGCCGGCGTCTACTTGTACATCGAGACGGGCGGTGTGACCTACCCCATCCAGCTTCCGGCTGGCGCGGCGGATGTCGCCGACATCGTCGACGCGATCAACGCCGCGGGGACGCCGGTGACGGCCGAGGCGTTCGGCGACCGCCTGCTGCTGACCTGCCCGTCGGCGTTCACGCTCCCGTCGACCTTCGATGGGGACGCGCCGGCCACGGTGACCTCCGACGACATCACCTTCCCGGTCGGCGACGGCGTCGGCATCCAGGTCATCCTGCAGGACGTACCGGGGCAGCTCCGCATCCTCACGGCGACGATGGGCGCCGGCGTCTGGGCCAGCAACATGGCCGCGCTCGTCGCGGCCATGCAGCCGCTGGAGCAGGACGGCGCTGAGACCGTCGCGGCCGTCTCCTCGGACGGCGACAAGCTGGTCGTCAGCTCCGTGGCCGAGGGGCAGGGTGTTTCGATCACCATCGACCAGGTCAGCACGACCATCCAGATCTCCTGGACTGCGCCCACAGGCGTCGGGGCGTTGGCGGAGCCCAACCAGGCGGTCACGCTCCTCGGCCTGACCGAGACGGCGACGTTGGAGACAGACCCCAGCACCGTTGTGGAGGCCGTCAAGGGTGGTGGGGTCACGCCATCGCTGGACGCCGACGGTCACCTCGTACTGACTGTGCTGGACGAGGTTGAGGGCACGGTCCTCACGATCTTGGACAGTGTGGGGCTGGCTGAGTTGGGCCTGGTCGCTGGCGATACCCATGCTACGACGGCGCTGGTGGAGGTGGTGCGCCGAGTTGGGGACGACACACCGCTGGACCTGACGACCTTCGGGATCGCGGCCGGCGACCGACTCCAGCTGCATGGCGAGGCCCAGGTCGATCTGGAGGTCGTGGTGGCGCCGACGGGCACCGACCTGCAGGTGACCCCGCCCGTGCGGCTGGACATGGGGGACACCCCATTCGTCATCACTGACGCCAGCTACAAGTCGTTCTACGACACCGGCACGTCGTTGCAGCGGCTGCTGTCGGACCAAGCACAGTCCCGCGTGCCCAACATCCGCGTGCTGCGCGCACTGCGCGAGCGGGTGGCGGCCGCCAGCGGACGTGGGGCCATCAGCGCGGGCGCCATGCGGAAGGCACTCGTCCCGCTGGTGGACCTGCTCTCCCTGCTCACGGCCTCCCCGCCGCAGGCTACCGACATCGACGCGGGGTTGGTGTCCGAGGAGATGGCCAGGCCGACCAGCGGCCGCACCTACGAGGACTCCCTGGCTCTGTTCTCGCCGACCGTGGATGTGGACTCCCAGCGCGCCGTGGACAGCCTCCTCGCCTCGTTGGAGGAGCACGGCTTCGACCGTGCCGCAGAGTTCCTTGTGAACGGACGCGTTCAGGACTTCCTGGACTTGTCGTCCGCCACGGCTTCTCAATCTGGTAACCTCGAAGCGGCGCTGACTGCGGTAGCGCAGGATATGGCACCGCCCAAGTCCAGTGATGCGCAGGCCGAGGACGCTGGGAGGAGGTCGTCTGTCACCGGAGACGTGGCGGCCATCTCGACGCACAGGGAGAGCCCGTGACGACCTTCCTCTACACCACAGAGGACGCCAAGGCCCAGGAGACCGCGTTGCGGATCGGCCTCGCGCGGGTCATCTCGGCCATCACGAGCCAGGCCACGGCCGAGACCATCGCGTCGCTCACCATGGCCAACTTCATCGACGAGGCCATTTTTGGGCTGGACTCCACCCAGATCGATGTGACAGCACAGATCGAGTCTGAGGCGAGCGCCTCGGCGCAAGCGGAGCTTGAGCGAGCCGCGGGGCGCAAGGGGCGGAAGCAACGCCTGGAGGAGCTCCAGGAACTGATGATGGGCCGGGAGGAGGCGGGTGGCGAGCCCGCGGTGCCGGGGCTCATCCAGGCCGCCAGGGACTTCGACCCGAACGACGTCGAGAAGGACGACGGCGTGTACGCAACCGTCTCGTCGGAGGACATGCCGCTATGAGCCTGGACATCCAGTACGTCCAGTACCAGGACGTCGTCCCCGTCCGGAAGATCGGGCTCGTGTCGGGCTTCTACCCTCCGGTCTACGACATCTACGGGAACGACTTCCGCAACGTCTCCACCGTACTGCTCAACGGCGTGGAGGCCGAGGAGTTCCTGGTCCTCTCGCGTACGCGGCTGGTGGCGCAGGTCCCACCCAGGCTGGCGGAGTCCCCGCTCAAGCAGGTCATGGTGCTCAGCGATGCGTTCACCGCCACGGAGAAGAGCCAGCTGGTGTTCCGGTTCAGCAGGACGGGGAGGCTGGTCGGTGGGCTGCCCAAGCTGGTCCAGACGTTCGTGAAGGTCCTGCTGACGACGCCCGGCTCCGACATCTACGATGCGGAGCACGGCGGGAACCTGATGGCGCTGCAGAAGAGCTCGTCGGGCCGGCACGACAAGAACCTGCACGTCGGGGCCTTCGCTGCTGCGGTGGCCCGTGCAGAAGAGCAGATCACGCGTGTGCAGGCGACCACGCGCGGCTTGACGTTGCCCGAGCGGCTGCTGTCGGCATCGCTGCTGTCGGTCAACTTCGATCCGCAGACCCTGTCGGTTGAGGGCAGGATCCGGCTGGTGTCCATGGCGGGAGAGGAGGCGTTGGCCAACCTGGCGGCGCAGTCCAAGGAGGCGGCATGAGCGATCCCCAGACGCTCCAGGAGTACATCGAGGACCTCTTCCGTTCGTGGGATGCGGACGTGGACCTCACGGCGGGCTCGTCCGTGCGCGTGGACATCATCGATCCGTTGGTGGACGCCCTCGGCGCCGACGCGTTCAGCATGCCCATCCTGGACTTCATCGTCGACCGCGTGAAGCAGGAGTACCCCTCGCTCGACATGAGCGACCACGTGGGCGGCCGGGACCTGTTCGCCAAGCCCCTGGTCCCCGTCCTCGCCCCCCTGCGCGGTCAGATCGACGCCATCCGCCAACGCCAGAGCTTCCTGCGCCCCGACCTGTTGACCGACGACGACGCTGACGGCCTGGCGGCGAACTGGTTCGCCAGCCGCAACCAGGGCGAGTACGTCACCGTCACGGCGCGCGTGTACTACGCGGCACCCGCCTACCAGGACGTGTCCCCCCTCGTCCGGTTCTACACGAACGGCGGCCTGAACTTCTACCCGACCCGTGCCCAGACCATCACCGCCGAGCAAATGACGGTGCAGCGGTCCGGCAGCGACTACTACATGGACGTCGTCGTGAGGTCGGAGAACCCGGGGACCGAGTACGAGATCGACCGCGGCGAGCTGTCCAACGTGGAGGGCATCGCTTCGGCCATCCGCGTCGTCAACCTGGACGCCGGGAGCGGCGGCGTCTCCCGGGAGAACAACACCCAGCTGATCACCAAGACCAAGCGCGGGCTGTCCGAGCGGTCGCTGACCGGCGTGCGTGGCATCTTCGGCAAGCTCACCGAGACGTTCAGCGGCATCCGCAACCTCGAGGTCGTCGGCATGGGCGACCCCGAGATGGAGCGGGACGTCATCACCGGCGGTGGCCACGGCAGCGTGCGCGCCAGCGGCACGGCGTTCGTGTTCGGCACCTTCTGCCTCCTGCTCTCGCAGTACGAGGACCGTGGGCTGAACGGACTGACAGAGGTCGAGGTCGGGGACACCGTGGACCTCAACTACTGGGGCATGCTCTACGGCATGCCGGACCACCAGCAGCACGAGGAGTTCACGATCACGAGCGTCGTGTTCTCGAGCCGCGACGCCGTGCCCTCCTTCCCCACCATCTACCTGTTCCAGATGAACGGAGAGCCGACGCCGACGTCCACGATTCTCGGTGGCTTCCCCGGCCTGCTGCCGGCGGTGTTCACGACGGTCCGCGGGCAGGGGAAGATCGAGATTGCCGACATCCCGGGCGGCATCCTCGCACCGGAGACCGACCGCGGCACCATCATCATCGACGACGGCGAGATCCACATCGGCGGCAAGCACGACATCTGGGTCCGGCCCGCCTCGGACACGGAGGCGTCGACCTCGGTCACGGCCGCGGACGAGCAGCCCCTGTACGCGGATAGGTCGCTGTCCTTCGATGGGCTCGGAGCCTACCCCAACATCGTGATGTCCACGGACCCCACCATCGACTGGGTGGAGCTCGGGGTCATCGCTGGTCAGCACTTCCTGGTCATCACGGAGGGCGCGGACGCCGGCTCCTACGGCATCCTCCGCGTCAGCCGCGACGAGCTGGTGCTCGACACGGACATGACGACGACGGACGAGGGTGTGGCGTTCCGGATCGTTGACGAGGTCGTCGTCAACCTCGTCGAGCCCCGCCACCTCAAGGTCCCCTTCGGCGCCGCGGCGCCGGGCGGAGACCTCCAGACGTTCGTGGGGCAGGACGTTGTCCGGTTCACGGGCACCAACCTGCTCAACTACCAGGCGGCGACAGGCGACATCCTCCGCATCCTCGAGGGGCCGGACGCCGGCGACTACGAGATCACGTCCTTCGACACCACGAACGGCGGGTCCGGTCCGCAGGTGGACCGGCCGCTGTCCGCCAGCAACGCCAACCTGGACTACGAGGTGTTCACGCCCTTCACGGGCATCGACCGGCCGCTGGTGCGGTTGGAGCCGCTGGGAGTGCGCCTCCTCGACGCGGCCGACCAGCCCACGGAGGTCACGGTGCCTCCGGCGTTGCCCATCGACAGCCGCAACCTCGAGGGGTTCACGGGCGCAGCGGAGACGGCGAGCGGGACGATGGGCTTCGTCATGCCCGACCTCACGCCGACCTTCGAGCCACTGGAAGACGTGGTGTGCTCGCGGCTGGCGCAGTTCGGCTTCGATGAATTCATCGCCGGTGAGATCGTTGGGTCGGGCTCATTCCCGGCAACCACGGAGGGCGTGCTCGATCTGCTGGACGCCGTGGTCGGCGCCGGGTGCTACGGCGACGGGTGCATCCCCTGCGACGGGTACACGGTGTGCCTGTCGTTCGACGCGGACGGCATCCGACTCAACACCTCCCTGACTCCGCAGGTGGCGACCTACTGGAACTCGGTGGTCACGTGGCTGGAAGAGACCTACGCGGCCTTCTTCCCCAGCAAGGACGTGCCGGACGTCGTGATCGACGAGGACGGCATCTTCGCGCCGTGGCCCGCTGGACAGGAGCTGACGGCCGACCACGTGATGCAGGTGGAGCTGTGCCTGCCGGCCGAGTTCTTCAACTGCTGCAACGATGTGTTCATGGCCATCCCCGAGGTGTCTATCCCGACGCTGGCCTCCATTCTGGCGGCGTTCGACACCGACAACTGGCCCGCCCAGATCGCTGAGCTGGGGCAGCTGCTGGACGGGGCCGAGGAGCCGGCGCTGTGCCAGGCGGAGCCCGGCGACGTCCTGACCATCGCCAGCGGTCCGAACGCGGGTGGGTACAACATCCGCGACCTCCACACCTTCACCCTGCAGATCCCCATCGTTGAGATCGACGACACCGACGTGCAGGACACGCTGCTGCCGGGCGGTACGATGACCGCCACGAGCTACTACGCGTACCTCAACGAGTTCTGGGGTCAGTTCAACATCTGTGCCGTGACCATCCGCGGCGAGTTCTCCGTGGGCCCCTGCGGCGCCTTCTGGAACATGTTCCAGGAGGGCCTGCCCGACGTGCCGGACCTCCCGGAGCCGCCGGCGTTCGACGGCTACTGCTACGACGACTACGGCAACATCCAGGACCCGTTCGACTGGATCGTGGCCTTCTTCGCGTGGCTCATCGAGTTCTTGGGCCGGCTGGGCTTCGACATCCCCGAGGACATCCTCGACTACCTGGGGCTGGAGAACATCCTGCTGGCCCTGGCCGACATGGTGTTCGTCGACTACTCCGTCGGCAGCCCGACGTGCGACAACATCGTCCGGGTCTACTTCTCCGAGCCGACCACCATCGAGGTGGACTCCGGCGGGGAGTGCACGGTCCTGCTGGCCGAGGAGGTGGACGACGTCCCCATCACCATCCACGCTGGCCAGCCCACGCTGTGGTCGGCCGTGGTCGGGGCAGAGGAGGCCCTGTACACGCCGTCGCCGGACGCCGACCCGCATCAGGTCTTCCCGAGCAAGGAGAGCTCGGAGGACACGCTGGAGCAGGACCTCCCGCGCGACCTCGAGGTCGTGTCGCAGGGGACCAACTCCCAGTTGCGAATCACGGACATGTCCGTCCCCGCGCCCATCGAGCTGATGTTCCTCGAGGGCCGGGACTTCGTGGAGATCCACGAGGAGCTGTTCTGCTTGCCCTCGGAGCGGGCAACGGGGGGCAACGCTGTCGTGATCTCGGACGACGTGTCCGCGTTCACGCCGCCGGAGACCGAGGCGGTCATCACCTCCGACGCCATCACCTTCCCCTACGTGGCTGAGGCGGAGGAGTCCGCCAGGGTGTGGTCCGAGGCTGTCCCGCCTGTGGGGCCCTTCGTCTTCGCCGGCGGCGAGATCCTGCAGATCACGGTCAACGCGCCATCCATCGGTATGACCGCGACCCTCCAGCACTCGTTCGCTGCGGGGAACATCTCCCTGACAGACATCCGGGACGAGCTGAACGCCGACGCCGCGTTCACGGCCGGGCTGGTGCAGGCGGAGACCCTCAACAGCTCCGTGCCTGGTCAGATGGTCCTGGCCATCCGGACGCTCGAGACGGGCGTGCAGACCTCCATCTTCGTCGTGCCCGGGTCCACCGCGTTGTCAACGGGCGGCGGCCCCATCCCGTGGAACACGGCGGCCGGCGCCGTGGGGACCAGCCAGGGGCACTCGGCCGAGACCATCCGAGCGACCGTGATCGACCCCAACGGGACGCACGTCCAGGAGTTCACGCACGTCGGGCAGGCGCAGAACGGCCCCGTCATCTTGGTCGTCCCGGGGGCGACCTACAACGACATGGCGCAACTGCTCGCCGAGATGCTGGCGGCTGGCTTCGAGGACGACGGCGGCACCCAGGTGCTGTCGCTGACCGCCAGCGGGAACAGCCTCGTGATGACGACCATCGAGGGGGGCGCCACCGTCACCATCGAGGCGGACGTCACCACGGGCGCCGCCCTCAATGGACATCCTGCGTGGACCACACCGCTGGGTACGGGGCCCGCCTTCGCCACCATCAGCGTCGATGTTGAGGATTCGAGCGGCACCCACACGCAGAGCTTCACCTTCCCGGAGAGCGTTGCAGTTGCCGACGCCGCGGCCGCAGCCGCGGCCATGAACGTGCCCTCGTTCACGGAGGACGCCGGGGTGCCGGTGCTCACCGTCACGGCGGTCGGCGACACCGTCGTCGTCGCCTCCGTCGAGGTCGGCGGCGCCGTGGTCGTCGACGTGGACCAGTCCTCGGCTGCGACGAGCGGCGGCTACGGGTACCTCACGTTCGACCCGGCCATCGGCTACGGGTACGACCAAGCACCGAGCAAGGACCGCATCCCGGCCGCGCGTATCCGCAGGGACACGGCGCGCATCGAGGTGCTGGAGTCCGCAGGCATCGACTTCGTGACGCTCGGCGTCCAGGCAGGCGACCTGCTCTTCCTCGAGGAGGGCCTGGACGCCGGCGGCTATGTCGTGGAGTCCATCAGCGCCTTGGAGCTCGTGGTCGATCATGTGATGACCGACAACTCGTCCACGCCGCTGAAGGACGGCAACGACGGTTCGTGGGACGGTGACGTCGCCGAGAACACCCGGTTCACCGTGACCGCTGGCACCTTCGACACCGACGACCTGGGCCGGTACCTCACCATCTACGGCTCGCACTACCCGGCCACGAATGGCTCGTACAAGGTGCTGGACGTCGACACGACCTCGGGGGCTTGGGTGGACCTGGAGATTCCGGCCGGGTACTTCCCCGCGGACTCCCGGGAGTCGGATGTCCTGTGGGTGCTCTCCGGCGCACCGGCGGAGGCTCCGGTGGAGACGGATGTCGGGGGCACAGAGCTGTGGGGCCTCCGTCCGTTCCGCCTGTACAGCGGCACCGCTGATGTCTGGGTGGTCAGCGCGGTCGACACGACCCTCGACAACGCCGTGGCCACCTTCTCGGTGCAGGACCCCCTCGACCCGACGCACGTGCCGGTGGACGGGTACGGCCAGCCCTTCCGGGTGATCCGACCCGGCGTCCAGCGCGTGTCGTCGACGGTGATGGCTACGCAGCGGGCAGGCTGCATGTACTACGCCGACTTCCTGGTGCGCAGTTCGGGGTCCGACGACATCTACAACCTGACCGCGATGACGCGGATGGAGATGGTCTTCGGGACCTACTTCAGCGAGGGATACAGGTACGAGACCGACGACACGCGCCTGACCTTCAGCACGCACGAGGAGGTGGCCATCCATGTGAGCCCCGCCGTGCTGCCGGTGGGCGCTGACGACGACCACGCCTCGCGGATTCCCGTGGACAGCCAGCGCATGCAGTTGCGGTACACGTGGGCGCCGCTGGTGGCCCAGCTCCAGAGGTTCGTGACCTCCAGGCAGGAGCGCGCGCCGGACTCGGACCCGTTGGTCCGCCACTTCCTGCCGTCCTACGTGTGCTTCGACGGCCAGTACCAGGGCGGGGCAACGGAGGCTGGGCTGTACCCGGAGGTGCGCGACTACATCAACGACCGCGACCCCTTGGACGAGCTGGGAGTCGCGGCCGTCGAGGACAAGATGCGGACGTCGGGAGCGACGGGGTGGAACCACCCATCGACGCTTGCGGCGGTCACGCACGACCTCGACCGGAGGATGGTGGCCGACAGGTCGGAGGACAAGCTGGGTGGTGACACCGAGGTCTACTTCAACGGCAGCAACCGGACGTCCTTCTTCATCCCTGGAGCGCTGGCGACGGGCGCCGACGAGGACATCCCCGCCGGCGAGCACATCATCCTGACCCGCCAGGTCGGCCGCGGCGTGATCCGATGACCTGCTCGATGGCCTGCTCGGCGATGAAGGTGTTGCGCGGGTCTACCGTGCTCATCCCCTCGGACGGGTTCGGCCCCTCCTTGGGGATGCCGCCGGTCTTGGTGATGATCCCCTCGGGTGTCATCTCGAGGTCGCAGACCGGGCAGCGGGCGAGGTAGTTGGGGATGATGTCGCGGTCGGTGAACGGCCGCTTCGTGTCGACCACGCGCTCGACCTTGCTTCCGCACTTCGGGCAGCGTAGCTTCTCGAACTGCTCGTCAACAGGCCGGTACAGTTCTGGTAGAGTGCACGTGTGCCCCTCCAGCAGCTGCGCCGTAACCTCCGGGTCCAACAGTTGGCGGGGCCGGGCCACGTAGGAACCGTATAACGCCAGGAGGGCCAGTACAAGTGGCTGTTGAACCGCTCGTCGTCAACAGAAGCCCCGCCCCAGGCTCCGCAGGCGTCGAGGTGGACAGGCCCATCCGGTTCGGTGTACGCGACGAGAACACGCGCGTCGACCTCAGCTCCCTGCAGATCGGGTTGGCCTACGGGTCTGTCCTGTACGAGCCCGCCAACACCTCCTTGCTGCCCGAAGAGACGCCGAGCTTCCTGGAGACGGACGCATCCCGTGAGGTCAGGCTGGAGAGCTTCAACGACTGGGCCGGTCCGTCTCACGTAGACCCCGCGGACGCCGATGCGTCGGCCGGCTTCCTCGACATGTCGATGCCCTCCGCGGGCCCGCTCAAGAGCCACTACGTCATGTCCGAGGTGTTGGAGGACGGCGACGGGTTCCACGTCGAGTTCCGGCCCGAGGTCGTCGCGTACACCACAGCCGCCGTCCCATACTTCGAGGACCCGCGGTTCACCGGGGTGATGCTCGGGTCGGTGTCGGGCCTGCGCAACCGCGGCGTCTTCCTGATGCTGTGCGACGACGCCGGCACCCGACGAGTCGTCATCACCGGCCCCGCCATCGGCGCCGGCGCGCGACAGACCTTGGCGGACGTCGCCTACGACTGGTCGCTCGACACGACCTACTTGGTGCGATGGAACGAGGCGCCGGCCGTCCTCCAGGTCGAGGTGTACGTCCGAGACGAGGCGTCTGGTGACGTCCAGCGACTGGCAGCCATCCCCTTCTCGTCCATCGACACCTTCGTCGGCAACGCGGTCTTCGGTGGCCACGAGCCCGCCACGAGCACCCGCGCGTTCGCCATCTTCGGAGTCGACGGGCCAGTGGGCAACCAGGCGGCCCACAACTCCGTGCGGATCCTGCCCCTCGCCATGTCCGCGGTGACCGCTGGCGTGTCGTGGCACGGGGCCGAGATCGCACTGACCCCCGACGACCTCGTCGAGCTGCCCATGAACGTCGACGTGGCCGAAGCCGACCCGCCGTGGGCGACGCCCGAGATCGAGGGGACCTTCACGCCGTCGACCACGCAGCTCGTCATCGCGCAGGACAGCACGCAGGGGCTGGAGGAGTGCTACATCGAGCGTGAGGAGCCAGGGCTGCTGCCGAGCCCGGGGTGGTACCTGCGCGCCCGGATCAACGCGGCGCTGACACCGTCGCTCACGAACCACGCTGGCGCCGCCATCGAGGTCTGCGACGGAGAGCGCCAGGCACACCTCGGCCTGATCACGGACTTCGCAACGCCGTACTTCGGCCTCCGGCTGGACAACGGTGTCTCCCCCGAGCAGGAGGCGGGGTACGAGCCAGCCACCGGCGACTGGACGACATCCCGAGAGCTGCTGTTCATCAGTGACGGTGAGGCTGGCGTGGTGGACGTCTACGTCGACGACGACCTGGTCCCCGCCGCGAGCGTCGGGCGCGGGGACCTACCCGCCAGCGCGCTGGCGCATGTACGCGCCGGCCACATCCGGCCAGGGCTGACCCAGCGGACCTATGGGACCTTCCGCATCGAGAGCCTCAAGTACAGCTGCGACCTCGTCCGGTACGAGGCGAGCTCCGGAGCGTTGCCGCCTATAGCGGCGTGGACGCTGGACGCCACGGGGCCGGGGTCGGAGGCTATGGTCGGGGACGCGGCCGTCTTCACGGATACCGGGTACGGCACAGCAGGGTCGGCGGGGTGGCGCCGCTACATCCGGTCGCTGCCGGATCTCCAGCCAGAGCACGGGGTCTTCGTCGAGGCCATCTTCTCCATCTCGGCGTGGAGCGACACCGTCGGCTCACCGAATCCGACCGAGGAGCCCATCGCCGGCGGGTTCTCCATCGACGACATGTCCGACCTCGTGCGGCTGATGGCCACGCAGACCGCCGCAGGCGCGAAGTACGTGTACCTCCAGGGGGCGGACGCGGCCAGCACCCTCGAGGCTGTCCTGCTGCAGACCGAGGAGGGCGAGGCGATCTCGGCCGCTGTGGACTGGACCGAGGCCCACACCTACAGGCTGGAGAGGCGGCCCGGGAGCTACGTCCGACTGTACGTGGACAACGCCGACACCCCGATAATCGACGTGCAGTGGTCCGACATCGACCTCCCCAACGGCGCGGAGACCCTCGTGCCATCCGTGGTGGTCGGGTCGAGCGACACGACGAGGCAGTGCACGTCGTCCTGGAAGGCTGTACGGATCGGAACGAGCCGGGGGTATGATCTCTCCGTGCGCCGCTCCCTGTCGCAGGAGGAGATGGATGAGCACGCCTTCGACGGGCACCTCAACCTGGTCGTCGAGGTAGCGGATACCGACCCGTAGGAGCCCGGATGGCGAACACGACCTTCAGCTTCTTCAGCTACGGCCTCCAAGCGGGCAACCAGGCGCCTGTTGCGATGGTGTCGCCCATCCAGCACTCCGCCGTCATCGGCTCCATCGTCAAGTTCGATGCGCGCAGCAGCTACGACCCCGAGGGGGCCGACCTCACCTACGCGTGGACCTTCCTCGAGGTTCCCATCGGCAGCGAGGCCAACAACGACTCCTTCGAGGACCTGGACGACGATGGCGGCGCGGTCGCGTTCACGCCGGACATCGTGGGGATGTACCGCCTGCAGGTGGTCGTCAACGATGGTCAGTTCGACAGCGTGCCCGCGGAGACCTCGGTTCTGGTGTCCGCGGCACTCATGCCGACGTGCACGGATGTCACGCCCGACGCCCGCTTCCTGCTCCGGACCATCTCGGACTTCTGGCCTCGGCACTTCCAGCAGTCGGATGTCCTGCCGATCATCTGGTCGGCCTACATGCAGGTCGCGGCCTCCGAGCTCCAACGGCTCCTGGAGACGGACCACAACAAGAGCATCCAGCACATCCAGGACCAGGTTGCCCGTCGATGGCTGGCCTACGAGCCGCGGATCGACCTGACGCCCGCGCAGACGTACTTCATCCAGGGCAACGAGCAGGAGGGCCTGGACGCCGCGACTGGTCCGTTCTCGGAGACCATCCGCGCCATCGTCATCTCCGCCAGCGAGATTCGCGTCATCGAGGGCGTCGCGCGCCCGACGGCGGCAGGCGTCGAGGTCGAGGTGGTCAGCAGCAACGGCGTGCCGGGCAACCGGGGCACCTACACCATCCGCGGCGTCGCCCGCGGGCTGTCGGGATACACCCTGTCCCGGGCGACGCCGCTGCCCGCCCCCGCAGATGACGTGATCGCGTCGTCCAACGACCTGGTGACCAACGCCGGCTTCGACATCGTCCAGTCGTCAGGCACCAACTTCGCGGCGCTGTCGGGCTTCGAGGCCGGCGACGTGCTCCGCATCTCTGAGGGGGCCGACCGCGGCTTCTACGAGATCACAGGCATCGGGCTCGCGGACGGCCTGCCCGACGATGGCAGCTTGCGTCTGGCGCGTAGCCTCACGACGAGCAACTCTGGGCTGCAGTTCACGGTCTACAACACCGTGGAGGTCACGGTCCCGGAGGGTGAGTCCGCCTTCACCGACCTGCTCCAAGTGCCCGCGGACACGTCGGACCTCCCCGCGCTGGCCCCCGCACCGATGACAGGCAAGGCGACGGTGAAGTCGGCCACCGAGATCGTAGTCGGGGCGAGCAAGACCTTCGAGAGCGCCGCTGGCCGGGCCATCGTGATCCTCGACGGCGACAACGCAGGCCGGTACGTCATCGCGGACCTCAACGACCCCCGGACCGGGTACATCGTCGACCGCCCCTTCGTCGGCCCCTTCCCGATGGACGATGTGAGCTTCCGCATCGACGCCGTCGGCGCCATCGCAGGCCGCGTCATCGTGGTCGACGACCGCGCCTACACCATGTTGGACGCCTACGAGACGGACGAGCTCCCGGCCACGCCGACCGGCCCCGGTGAGGTGGGTCTCGCCGTGCTGGACCGCGCCATGGCGCCGTCGAAGCTGTCGGGGCTGACGTGGCGTGTGCCGGCAACGCTCGTGTCCGAGGAGATCGACTTCGAGGAGCTCGGCGTCTCTGCAGGAGACCGCCTCGAGGGCGTGGTCCGCCGAGTGGACAACGGGGCCGTCGCCGACTTCTACGGCACGGTCGTGGGTGTCGACCGCAACCGCTTGGGGTTTGAGCCCACGCTGGACCCCATTGTGGGCGGGGAGCCGGCCGACGCGAGCGTCACCGAGAAGGTGACCCTCGCCGAGGCGCTGGGGATGACGGGCGTGGCGGCCGACGTGTTCGGCACGTTGCTGCTGGATGGCGAGGGGCAGGAGGCGTCGGACACGCTCACGTCGGGGTCGTTCAACGAGCTGTACGGCAACATCCCCATCCGCCACACCGCCGACATCGACATCGGCCCCTTCTCCGTGAACATCTCGGTCACCGCGGTGGTGCGGAACAGCCAGATCGCCGTGGACCCGCGCGTGATCTCCATCCCCTGCCTGCGTGAGTATGTCCGGCCGCCGACAGTCCAGGACACGGGCACAGAGCTCATCCTGCTCACCCGGGACGGTGAGCGCACCGAGCTCGACCAGCTTCCCGTCACCCTGCTGGAGAACCGGGACTACACGGTCGACGACGAGTCGGGGTTCCTGTGCCGCGACGGCGAGTTCCAGGCGTCGACGAGCACGCTGGAGTCGCCGACGGCCGAGTTCCTGCGCAAGCGCGTGCGCTCTGGGGACGAGGTCGAGGTTGAGCATGGGCCCAACGCGGGCACCTGGGTGGTGCAGCAGGTCCAGAGCAACACGGCCGTGCTGCTGAAGTTCGAGGCCACCGGGGACACCGTGTTCAGCGACGAGGTCAACGTCGAGTTCACCGCCACACGACGCGGAGCCGGCCGGTTCGTCCGGTTCGACGACGACCTGTGGACCGCCAACGAGCCCGCGCCGTCGAGGTTGTGGGCCGAGACCACGTTCATCGACAACGCGCCCGTCGTCGAGAGCAACTTCGGCGTCGCAGTCGCCTTGACGGTGGAGCAGCTCTCGGAGCGCGAAACCCGGTCGGTCACCTACAAGCACGCGGTCGAGGGGCTGCTGTACGCGTTCGCCAACGGCCCGTCCCTGTACAACATCGCAGTCGGCGCCCACATCCTCCTCGGGCTGCCGGTGGCGGTGGCGCGGGGCGTGATCGTCGACATCAACGACGTGTACTCCCTCAAGCCCGACGGCACACCAGAGTTCGGTCGGGTGCTCGTGGAGGACGTCGACGCCCACACCGACGAGCCACTGGGCATCGTCCGGACCTACCTCTACCCGGCTCCACCCACGGTGGGGGCCGACGAGCTGACGGGCATCGCCGAGAACCCGGACACGGGTGTCCAGTACGCCGTCGGCGACATCGTCGACCGCTTCACCCCGCTCTCCCGCGGCGTCGACGTGCAGGACTACCTCACGGACCCGACGTGGTGGATGGGCCTACAGTCGCAGGGCCAGCAGGCCGAGCTGCGGAAGTTCCACACGTGGCGGATGCGCGCCAACGCGCAGGCCGTGGGCCCCGAGGACTTCGCAGTCGCCGTCGAGTTCGCCAACGCCATCAAGCCGGCGTGGACCGAGTTGGACGCCGTGTTGCGCCTGTACCTCGCCGATGTGGTGGAGGTCACGGACACGCTGGGCTTCGTCCACCACCCCAACTTCTACGACAGCCCCTCGCTGAGCATCGCGGCCACGCCGATGATGGACGACTGGAGTGGACGGTCGCTGCCCCTGCACCTTGAGGACGTCGGGGCGCTGTCGTGCCGGGTGCTGTTCAGCGGCGACGACCTGGCGATGCAGGCGGGGTCGGTGCAGGCCACGTCGGCACGTGGCGGCTTCACGGGACTGGTCACGACGCAGGTGCCGAGCAGGTTCTTCTCGGAGGCCTTGGACACCTACACCGGCGGCGACATGGTGAAGGTGGGGGACGTGCTCTACCTGCCTGACGCCGGCCCGAACCAGGGCTGGTACGCCATCATCGGCGTCGCCAGCGGCGCGTTGGAACTCGACGACATCCAGGTCCGCACCCCACACCTCCCAGGACCGACGATGGCCGGCATCCAGGACGGTGAGGACCTGAACTTCGTGATCGGCCGCATCGTGGAGAACCCGCTGGACGCGGGCGGAACCGCGATGGGCACGGCCGCGACATCCATGGTTGAGCTGGACACGGACAGCCTGTACCCGGACGGCGTGACCACCGACGACGAGCTGCTGACGTTCCCATTTGTGGGAACACCGCGCAGGTTCATCATCCTGGAGATGCAGGAGCCAGCCCCCGGGCAGTACTGGCGCGAGGTGAAGGTCTACCCACCCCCGCCCGACGGCAACCTCGGTGCCTGGAGGATCGTCCGCCGGTACTTGGATGGGCCCATCACGGGGATGACGTGCTCCTGCAACGCGGGGTCGCCCACCGTCGTCATCGACGAGGAGACTGCGGTCCGGGCGGAGCGGACAGACCTTCGGAGGACGCAGCTCAGCGCGACGCTTCGCATCCTCGAAGGCCCGAACACCGGCGAGTACGAGATCCTCGACGGCTTCCCTAACGTCTCGGAGGTCTACGTCAGCCCGACGCCGCCGCAGAACTCCGCGGGCGACTCGTGCGAGATCGTGTTTGACACCCCCGGCGGCCCGCATGCGTGGGACCGCGAGGCCTTGGTGTGCCCGGAGAGCACGGTCCGGTTCACCATCTACCGCCCTCGGGTGGAGGTCTACGCGGTCAACAACCTCGAGGTGCTGCACACCGACTACTACCAGTTCAACGAGTCCAGCATCCTCGGGTTCGATACGGTGCCCGTACTGCCTGGCGACTTCGTGGACGTGCTGGACGGCGTCAACTCTGGCATCTACGAGATCCTGAACCTCGGGCCCCACTGGTTGGAGGTGCGGGCCAACCTCCAGTTCCAGCCCGCCAACGTCCAGGCGCGCATCCTGAGGGACTCGCCGGACTTCAATGTGGTGAACGACCATGTTGACGTGCCGGCGGCTGTGGACCTCGAAGTGCTCGGTGTTCAGAGGGGCGACCTGTTTGAAGTATTCGGTTCAGGCGGAACCGTTGCCGTGGTAGCGTCACTGGACGGGCCCCACGCCTTCTGGTTGACTCGTGACATCGGAGCTCTCGGTGCGGTGACTGGTCGAGTGCTCCGGGAGGACATTGGATGAAGTTCCTGAAGGACATCGTGCGTGTGCGGGACCGCCTGCGGCTCCGCGTGGTCGGCGGACCTGGTGGTGGCGACGACACTGTGTCGCCGATCAAGGATGGGCCCAGCATCGAGGGGCGGCTCACGCTGCGGTTGAAGGACCCCGACGGCCGTGTCGTCGAGGAGCGTGACGGGAACAACATCTGGACGCTCACGGGCCGGGAGTACCTGGCGGAGCTGGTGGCGCTGGCGCTGCAGAACCCGTCGCGGACGCCGATGCGGGACGACCGCATCCTCTACATCGGCTTGGGCAACGGCAACCAGTCCGAGGTCGCCGAGGTGTCAGGCTTGGTGAGCCCCATCGAGTTCCGTGTCGGGGAGTTCCTGGCGCAGTTCCAGGTCCCCCCGACCTACACCGCAGACGCCGACGGCACGCCGCGCACCTCGGTCCAGTTCATCCGCGAGTACGCCTCCAACGAGATCAGCCTCGGTGCCAACGCTGTCATCAGCGAGGCCGGGCTGTTCACCGACGGCGACCCCAACGCCGACAACGCGATCCCGTGCCCCACGGACTTCGCCACGTCCGCGTCGAGGTCGCCGTTGGCCTACAAGTCCTTCGACCCGCTCGTGAAGGTTGAAGGCTACGGCCTCGAGGCCGTCTGGGAGGTCATGTTCCGATGAGCCTTCGCTTCCTCCGACGCCCGTTCTTGATGGGGAACACCCCCATCGACGTCCTGTCCCAGCCCTACATCCGTGGGCAGATCCGCCGCGACGACACCTCCCGCGAGTTCCCGGGGCTGACCCTTCCCGCACGGCTGGCTGTGCTGATCGACGGCGACCCCGACGTTGACGCCCCGGTGGAAGTGGTGCTGTCTGCGCTGGACATCACCACCATCGTGGCGGACATCGACGCCGCGCTCGGTGTGACGGGGACGGCCAAGGAGGAGGAGGGCTTCGTCGCCATCTACTCGTCGACCATCGGTGCCGGGGCATCGGTCACCATCGTGCCGGTCAGCGCCGGCGTCGACGCCAGCTTCTACCTCGGCTTCCCGCGGTGGCCGAACCCCATCTCCCGCGTAGAGTCCGGGGACGTCGCCTGGACCCCGCCCAGGGGCCGCGTGGACAACAACCCCTTGGGCACTGGGTTCATCGCCACCGGCGACCAGATGGCGGCGGACGCGCAGAACCGCGGCCTCATGCTGCTGTCCGCCAACACGGAGAGCCTGTACCAGACCGTGACCCGGGAGCTGGCCCGCGGCATGGAGGTCGACGTCGACGAGACCGACCCGAACTGGGCGGCGCGCATCGTGACCGACGGCGCCGGCAACATCGTCCAGCTCGACCTCAGCGACCTGTCGCCGTGGCCCCTGCTGGAGGAGCGCATCTACGTCGGCAACGGGTACGTCGACCGGCTGTCGACCCTCACGGAGATCGGCCAGTTCTTCGCCGTGATGCGCAACGACCTGGTCGAGATCATCGAGGGCGGCGAGGCCGTCCGGGTCGCAGGTGTCCATCGCGGCCAGCGTGTGGCGCCGACGCCCGACTTCGTGGACGAGACCAGCCCGCCGACCAACCCGCTGATCGACGTGGCCGACTGGACCACGCACGACGGCTCGAACGTCCTGGGCGTGGACTGCATCAAGACCGCGGCCGTCCCCATCGACGAGATCCAGAACCGCTGCGTGGTCCGCGTGGCCGGCGCGACCTTCATCACCGACGGCGTGGTCGACGGCGACAAGGCCGTCGTGTCGGGCTCGACGATCAACGACCCCTTCAACCACGACGGCACCTACCGGGTCGAGCGCGTCATCGACGAGGAGCACCTCGAGCTCGGCGCCTGGACACCGGGAGACCGCGCAGAGCTGAACCCCGACACCTCCGGGGCCTTCGGGAGCGTCGAGGTCAGCTCGGGTGGCCTGTTCGCCGACGGCATCTGGCTCACCTTCGAGCCGGCCATCCCCGCCGGTACCCTGTTCAAGGTGGTCTGCGGCGCGGCCGTGACGCTGGCGAACATGCCGGTGGACCACTTCCTGCGCATGAACATCCGCTCCTTCGACGAGGTGGACGACCTGGTGCAGGAGGTCATCCGCAAGATGAAGGGGCCGCTGGTCGACAGCACCGACGACTTCACGTCGGCGCCCTTCGCCCACAGCATCGCCGGCGGCTCGACGTACGCCGGCGAGCCCGACGTCACCCAGGAGCTGCAGTGGCGCCGCACCACCCTGCAGGGCGCCTACGACGGTCAGGGCCGCGGCGCCGGCGGCGGGTTCATGGTGGAGGTGGACGACCGGCCGCCGCGGTGGCAGGTCAACAGCACCCGCACCCCGAAGCCGGGGACGGTGCTGCGCACCGGCACGCCTGGGGTCCCGGCGCAGTTCCTCGCCGGCAACATCTTCTTCGCCACGGGTGAGGCGTTCACGCTGGACGACGTGGGGCGGTACATCCTGGTCCGCGGCGCACTGCCGGCCGGGCTCGACCCCAACGCCACGTTCAAGATCATCGACTACCTGGACTCCGAGAGCGTCATCGTCTCGGAGGAGACCTCCGCCCCGGGGCAGATCCCCGTCGGGAGCGTGGAGGAGTACGCGATCATCGAGGGCCGGTTCGAGGACTGGAACGCGGCCATGGTCTGGCACGTCATCGAGCAGGTCAACCCGACCGCTCGGTGGGGCGGCGTGTACTTCGAGGACATGAACCCCTACGGGGACTACGACCCGGGCCACGCCCTCAACGCCCTCCGTGAGGCGCCGCAGCACTCGGGCGACGCCTCGATCCTCCGGTACTTCGACATCACCTTCGACGGTGGCGACGACTGGATCCGCGTGCCGTTCGACCCCACGGACTCCGGCAACGTCCGGTTCGGGTACGACGACGACACCGGCGAGTACCGGCCGGGCGGGTACATCGCCATCACCCACAGCCAGGAGAACGCGGGCTGGTACCACGTGGTGCAGGGTGAGATGGGCGCTGGCGCCGGGCGGCTGCGACTGGCGAACCTCGACGGCAGCAAGCCCAACTTCGCCGCGGACGCAACAGGAGAGGCGAAGGCCCACCTGTACGTGGCCACGGAGCTGTCCAACGAGACATTCGACCTCACGCCCATCGCGGCGTCGGCGGGCATCCGGCGCATCGGCAAGTTCTTCTACGAGGACGGCTACGACCTCGACAACCTGCAGGGCGTGGTCGGCATCGGCTGGCGTGGCGTCGGCTCGGGCCTGTGGGCCAACCTCAACGACCCCTCCTTCAAGTCCATCGACCGCATCCCGGACGCGACGAGAGGCCCGGCGATGCGATTCACCTCGTACTCGCCGGCCTACGGCCTGTTCAACCGCCACTACGGCGACCCGGACAACGCCGGTGCCAGCTACCGTGGTTACTGGGCCATGTACATGCAGGCCCTGACGCGGTCGCTGGACCAGACCAAGACCGGCCCGATGATGCGCGGCGGCGCCGGCATGCTGGTCCAACTCGGGTGGGACCCGGGGCTGTTCGTTCTCAGCAAGGAGACCGGGAACACCAACTTCGTGTCCATGGACTATCCGTGGCTGGAGAGCGCGGCCGCCATCGTCGCCGCCGGCGAGAACCCGCAGACCCAGCTGCAGAGCGGGGCGCACGAGTTCACCGGCGCCATGTACCAGCCGGACGCCCGGATGTGGTCGGCGGACCACAACGACATCCACCGCGGCGGCATCTACTCGGAGCAGGCTGGCGCCTTCATGCACTCCCTGCACCCGATGATGTTGCCGGAGGACAGGTACTACGAGGCGGCGCCTGTGCCTCTGGGCGCCATCACCCGCGGGCAGGCACGACTCGGGTGGCCTGGCCAGATCCAGCCGTGGGGGCTCACCGGGGACATTCAGATCACTGGGCTCCTTCCGCCGGACCCGACGAAATCGAGGGCGATCCGCACCAGCGGAACCGTGCAGTTCGTCGTCTCCGACGCGACGATCCGTCTCTGGGAGCCCTTCGACCGTTTCATCGGCTGCCAAGTGGAGATCTCCGGGTCGGCGGACGACGACGGCATCTACGTCATCATCAACGCCGTGCCGGTCGACCAGGCGGCGATGCCCGACTACACCCTGGAGCTCGAGCTCCTCGGCACCAACACCATCGCAGCGCCGCTGACGTGGGCAGACGGTGACCCGGCGGCGCCATCGCTGGCGGTCCTCGGCGCGCGGTGGCACTACGGCTACGTGGACGTGGCCGGGTTCACGCTGTACGGCACCGAGACCAAGGTCCCCTATATCGTCGGGAAGGACTTCGGAAGCGGCGGGCCGGGCGGCGGTTCGGGCGGAGGTTCCAGCGCAGGCGGCCCGCAGCCGGCCCCCATCGAGCTGCTGCGCGACCGCGCGCCGCACGAGTACCCCGTGATTGGGGCCCGGATGAACGACACGACGACGCTACTGCGTGGGGGCGACCTGATCAACCTCACGAGCCCGGAGCCGGCGTGGCCAGCCTACGGCAAGTTCTACCACGCACCACACTCACTGGCCGGGATGATCGACCAGCCCTACGGGCACGGCGACAGCGACATCGGCGAGATGATCACGGATCCGACGAGCGACTGGCTGGCCGAGGAGCCGTTCCTCAACAGCGGGTGGTGCGGCGCCTACGGGCGCATGATCGCACCGGCGCCGCCCAACTTCGGCCCGTTCCTCGACGACGCGTTGAGCTCCCGCGCCGACAACGCCATGAACTTCTGGAACTCGGAGTGGGTGTGGACGCGGAACCTGATCAAGAACCAGACTCCGAGCGGGACGTTCTACGCTGGCACCGGACCCGGTGTGGGGGCTGCCCTCGGTGACCCGTGGGCCATGTACTTCGAGTACGAACACGACCCGGGCGTGGCGCTGTATGTCCCTCGGAACATGTACCGTGCGCTGGAGAAGGGGCAGCGGCTGCTCCGGAACCACCACTACAACGTGGTGGTGCGCTTCGAGGCTCGTTTCGAGACGATCCTCGGCAACATCGACCAGACCGAAGTCGAGGTCATCGCCCGGCTCGTCAGCGACAATGGCACGGTGCATCAGATGGCGTCCGTCATGGTCCCGGTGAACGCCGCGGCCGCCTCGAAGTACGAGGTGCACCTCAACCTCGGAGAGCGGCTCCGCGAAGCCAACATGATGACCTTTGAGGAGGAGAACGACTGGCGCGTGGAGATCGGCATCGGCAAGATCACGGCCGACGCGCCGCTCCTCATCGCACAGCGAGGACGCCTCCACCTCTGGCAGATCTCCGTGGACCAGGACCACCAGGTGCTGGTCGACCAGGGCAGCCGTGTCGTCGAAGGCACGGTCTCCGCGCAGGGCTTCCGGGCCCTCAGCCCCATCCGGGACTACATGGTGATGGGCCCTGGCGACGCCCAGCTGTACCTGCCACCGGGGTACGCCGCGGAGCCATCCATCAAGGCGACGTCGGACTACGTCGGGCTGGATCTCCCCATCGATCCACCTGCGCACTTCATGCTCAACTGCAACTACGAGAAGGAGGACGGCGAGCAGCACGACCACCGTGCTTGGTGCCGCGTCGCTGACTTCATCGACTTCCGCCGCGGCATCGACTCGGCGTCCATCCGGTTCTTGATGAAGTGGACCGACCCCTACGTCCACTACCTGTCGCGGACCGGAGGCGACCCGCTCGGCGACGAGGACACGGACGGCTACGCGCCGCCATCGCGCGTCGGGTTCATCGTCCCGCTGCGGGTGCCGCATGGCGCCCGGATCATCGGGGCCGACCTGCAGATGTCGTTCCAGCCGCAGTTCTACGACGACGGCGAGGACCACAAGGCGAAGCTCACCATCTGGGGGGACCGCAGACCGTTCGTCGGGCCGGGGGCGGAGGACGACCTGGTCGGCTGCCGCATCCGCATCGTCCGGCTGCATCTGTTCCCCGACGCCGACGAGGCCGTGAGGCGCATCGGGAACGAGTTCTCGAACGACCCGTCCGGCGGCGCCTTCGAGAACGGGGTGCACGCCAGCGTGCGCTGCAACTTCGAGGACCCGTGGGACGCAGGGCTCCGCCACCAGGACGTCGGCTTCTACGAGGTGCTGTTCGGTAGCTACATGGTGCTCCCGGAGGAGCCCACGTACCTCCCGGTGAACAGCGCCATCCGCACCAACTTCGTCGGCCACTACGGCGGGGCGCTGTGGAACCTCCCCATCGGCGCGGAGATGTTCGCTCGCCGCCGGTACTTCTTCTTGACCGGGCAGGGTGGCGATGACCCGGACCCCGAGGTGGTGCCGTTCCGGCACAGCAAGCCGGAGGTGTGGGTGGCCGACACACGGCAGTTCGCCTACTACGCCATCATCGACGCCTGGGGCCGCGGCGACGTCGACACCCCGCACGGGGACGTGCTCGGCAAGAACGGCGACGCGCCAGACCCGGCGGTCGATGGCCCGTGGCTCGGGTCGGGGATGTACAGCCCATACTGGATGAGCCTGGACCGGAGGAAGCCGGAGATCCCGCCGACGGCGATGGCGTCGTGGACGAAGATCTCGCAGGCGGACGAGGACAAGGAGACCTACCTCAGGATCCTCCGTCGGTCCGCGGCGATGAAGTTCCGCGGCCTGCGGATGACCTACGAGTGGGACCGGCTGCGGCCGGGCTAGGAAGGGAGACGTCATGCGAGACTTCGTTCTCATCACGCTCGCGCTCGTTGCGAGCATCGCTTGGTGCGCCGAGGTGCGCGCCCAGGACGACGACAGTGCCGCACCCGCGGCCGAGGAGGCCGACTACGAGCTCATGGACCCGGACGCCGAGGCCGACCCGGCAGACGCCGCCGAGGCGCTCACAGGCGTCATCGACGGTGTCGCCGCGGTCAAGGCGGCCAAGGGGGACAAGACCGCCATGTTCCTCGCCATCTCTGGGCTCATCGCGGCCATCCTGAAGCTGCTGCTGTGGGCGGCGAGGACCTGGTTCCGCAAGCTGTTCGAGAAGGGGTTCGTGCTCCGGATCATCTGCGTGGTGGTGGGCTTCGCCGTCTACCTCCTATCGGACTTCGCGGCGGGGGTGGAGTGGTACAACGCCCTCATCCTTGCCCTCGGAGGTCCGGGCGCCATCCTCATCACGGAGCTGCAGAAGATCGGACGCGACATCGCCGCCAGCAAGGAGTAGGCCATGGAGCCGGCTGTCTACGCATCGTTCGTCGAGCATCTGGGGCGGATGGCCTCCGACGCCGAGGTGAAGACCGCAGCGCAGGAGGGGCAGCCGGCTCTGCCCGACGCAGACCCCCTGCTGGACGAGTACGTGCAGCGGATGAACCGCGCCGGGATGACGGCAGCGGCTGTCCCCGCGGCGGGAGGGGCGGCGCTGACGGCAGCATCCTTCCTCCCGAAGGGGCCGGTCGGCCGTTGGGCCCTCCGTGCGCCCGGCATCGCGGGTCTGGGCCTCGGCGCTCTCATGGGCACCACAGTCCCCGGGTACAACAAGGCCCGCGGACTGGTCGCCAGGCAGCTGCAGGGCGGCACGCTCACACCGGACGAGGAGGCGCAGCTGCGGATGCTCAACCCCTCGGGGTCGATGGTCGGCGAGATGGGTGGAGTCCAGGCCCGGCTGACTGGCAAGCCCGTGGACCTCAGCTACTTCCGCGAGCTGTACGAGCAACCGGAGGAGGGCAAGACGGCGGGGAAGAAGACCGTAGCGGAGATCACGAAGGAGCAGGCCAAGCGACACGCCCTCCTGGGCGGTGCCGCCGGTGCAGGCAATCTGAGCACGGCCGTGAAGAAGAAGCCCGGCGAGACGCTGCTGCAGGCGGTGCGGCGCATCGCCGGCAAGAAGAAGCAGTCCTCGGTGAAGGAGGCCTTCTTGGGCCTGTTCGGCCCACCCAGGGAGTACGTGCAGGCGGTGGCGGCGACTGCCGGCATCCCACCGGAGCACGCCAAGGTCTACGTCCGCAACCTGCGGCCGCACAAGACCGATGTCCAACCTGCGCAGTTCGCCGCGGACATCAAGCCCGTCTGGGACATCAAGGAGAACCAGTACAATCCCCTGCAGCAGGGGCTGGTCGCCACGCAGCAGGGCTCACCGGAGGAGGCGGCCTACCTCCAGCAGCACGGCAAGGACCTCGACCGGCTGTACGGCTCCTGGGTCCAGGGGCAGCGAGACCTGATGACCCGGTACCGGGGAGGCTGAGATGGACGAGCTTCGAGACGATGTGTTCCTGCAGACCCAGCGGTACTGCGCTGCCGAGAGGCGCCCCACCGAGCGCGCCAAGCCGCCGGGCAAGCCCCGACCGCCGCGGACCGACGCGCCCCCGAGGATGGCCGAGGGGCCCCCTCCCGCCGTGACCCCCATGCGAGCTGGGCCCGTGGGCGCCAGGAGGATGCTCAAGGTGCGTCGCAACCGCAAGATCACGTCGTCCCACGTGGGTCGGCTCGCCGGCATCGTCAAGGCGCGAACGAAGCGATCTAAAAAGCGGGGCGGCTGACGATGGCGGAGCCCCCGTCCGGGGGCCCCGCCGGTGTCGTCAGAGGCTGAGGTCCGGCCTGTCAATGGCCCGGACCGCGAGACGCATCAGGCGCGTCAGGGTGGCCGTGGGCTGCTCGCCCGCATGCACAACGAGTCCGACCTTCTCGGCGAAGCGCGACAGCTCATCCGGGTTCTCCATCATCGCCCGGAGCTCGTTGCTGTCGACACGCACGTAGTCCGAGGGGTCTAGGAAGGGTCCTCGAGCAGACCCCCGAGCCGCTCCGCGACGGCGGCGGCGTCCTCGGGCTCCATGTACATCTGGCACACCAGGTGGGCGGCGCCGGCGAGGACGCGCTGGCCCTCGATGATGGTCTCCTGGTTGGCGACGATGGTGGCGTGGGTCTCGGAGTGCTCGTTCAGCACGTCGGAGTGGGAGTCGACGACGGCGGCCAGGTTGCCGAGGTCCTCCTTGGTGGCGGCGTCGGACGGTGGTGGAGCGGCGGTGCCGGCCTTGCCGCCCTTCTTGCCGGCCGGCTTCTTGGCGGGGGCCTTCTTGCCGGCGGGCTTCTTGCCGGCGGGCTTGCGCGCGGCCGCCTTGCGGGCCGGCTTCTTGTCCGGCTCCTCGGTCGCCTCGCCGCCGAACTCCTGCTCGAGCACCCACTCCAGCAGGTCCTCGTGCTTGTAGTTCAGCGAGTCGTTGTGGTCCATCCCGAGCTTGATGGCGATCTTGCGGAGTGCCATCCGGCTGAGGTCTTCGAGTTCGGCCCGGCGGGCCTCGATGCTTGCCATGTAGGAACCCTCCTTCAGGTCCAGAGTTGCATGATGTTCTGTCAGTACTCTGACCGCCAGTGTGCCTGCGGTCTCCAGGGCGCGCTGCCTCGCAGCAGCAACAACGGGAGGGCACACCTCCCAAGTTTCGCAATCGTACGTGAGTAGGGCGTCGGGGCCTGTCGTCTTCAGGATCCTGCGTGCCGTTCGGCACCGGCCGAGCCTCCCGCAGTCCATGCAGGTAGCGCGTTCCATCTCGAAGTCAGACGACATGCTCTCTGTTCTCGAGCCAGTGGTCAAGCGCCATCCCCATCGGGCAGCCGAACGTCAGGCACTCCCCCTGGCAGTGAGGCAGTTGGGTCTTGAGCGTGGCCCAGTGGCGGCGGATGAAGGCGTGGAGTGCCTCGCGGTACGGGACCGTGGGGCAGAGGTCATTGCGTGTGGGGTCTTCGATGCCGGAGACGATGCGCTCGAGGCGCACGCGGTCGATGCTGGGGTCGAGGATGCCCAGTCCTTGGGAGCGGGCGAGCTCGACCAGCTCACTGACGTTGAGCGCCTTGAGGATTCCGTCCACGTCTTGGGTCATAGTCCTCTTCTCCTCGGCAGCTGGTGCAGGTGTAGAACGGTCCGGACAGGATACATGCTTGGTACTCGAAGGTGGCCCCCGCCAACCCCGACTCCAGCGCGTTGCGCACGTCGGTAGCGAGGACCGGGTTCTCCTCCTTCAGGTGCGGCAAGAAGCCGTTGGACTTCGCCAACTCGGCGAGCCGCCCGACGGGGCAGCGGATCATCTTCCGCAGGTCGGGGACGATGAGCTCGAACGAGCCGCGCCCACATTCCTCGCAGAAGTCGTATGGCTGCGTCAGGCACTTCAGCCGGCTGGTCTGGTAGGGTTCCGACCGCTGCTTCGGGGCGTGCCCGTAGCAGGTGATGGTCTTGCCGTCCTTCATTCCGGCCCCACGAACTCCTCGGGGACGCCGAACGCGCGCGGGTCATCCATGGTGATGCGGACGCGCACCCCGCGGTCGGCCTTGTCCCCGACGATGAACTTGAGGCTGGAGACGCTGAAGTTGGCTCGGTCGTCGATGCCGATGAGGTCGGCCACGGCATCTTCTACGAGCTTGACTCTGTTAGATACATCCATCTTCTTGTAGCGGGATTGCGCCTTTCGTTGCCCCTTCTTCTTGCCGCGGACGTACCGGACAGCCCAGTTGATGTTCAGCACCTCCTCGGCCAGCAGGAACAAGGTGATCTGCAGGTGGATGATGGCGCCGACCGCGGCCATGTCCTGCAGCTTCTTCACCGAGAACAGCCGCGCCTGGGCCATGGACCCAGAGAACCGCGCCTGCCACCGCTCGGCGAGCTTGGTCTTCCTCCTGCCGCCGCCCGGCGCGTTGTAGTACGCCTTGTTGGTACTGGGCGGCGGCTGGAGGTAGTGGTAGGCGAGGACGTGAGGCTCGATCTCGGGGAAGGTCACTTCAGTGCTCCGCGACCTCCGCCTCCATAGCGAGCCGACCGTGCGCGCGACGAGCTGTCCCGCGACTGGCCCCGGAGGGTGATGACGCGGCTGACCGTGGCGAAGTCGCTCTCGGCCGCCTTGTAGCAGGCCTCGGCGATCTCGGCAGAGTACTCGTAGAACCCGAGCATCGAGACGTGGTCCTGGTGGCGCTCGTCCATCTCCAGGAGGTCGTCGAGCGCCCACTTGGGGTCGCGGTCGTCGATGTGCTTGCGGTACTGCTTGCGGAGGTACGCCTGCAGGAGCCGCAGCCGCTTCTTGATCGCCTTGGCACAGGCGCTGAACACCGCGCCCTGCCCGCGCAGGAAGTTCTGGTGCTGCGTGATCTCGCCGAGCAGGTCAGCGAGCTCGTCGTCGGACAGCCGCGCGTAGTTGGGCGGCAGGATGCCGTCGTAGAGCTTGCCGGTCCACTCCGGCTTGGGTGGCACCGAGATCTTCAGCTTGCCCAGGTTCTTGGTGGCCTCGGCCTCGATGTCGAACTTGTCGAGTGCGTCGTCCAGCGCCGCGCGTGGCGCGAGTCGTCCACGTCCCATCAGCGGCCACCCTTCTGCGTGCAGACGTGGCTGTAGTCGCATCGCCGGCAGGCCCACTTCTTGACATCGCGGTCGGCGCCGTCCGGCCCGGACTCGATGACGGCCTGGCACTTCCGCTCGATGGACTCCCACAGGACGTGGCTGAACATGACGAGTACCTCCTCCATCAGGCTCTTGTCCTTGTTGATGTACAGGATGTACCCGAAGGGGATGTCGAACGCCTTCATGTAGCACAGCAGCTGCTGCGCGTGGCCGTCTTCCGGCCTGCCATTCAGCTTGGTGAACCTGTCGTGGTTGATCGTCTTGATGTCGAACTGGTAGCGGATCAGTGGCGTCGAGCGGATACCGTCCGTGGACCCAGAGATCCACAGGTCCTCGATCATGACGCCCATCTCGTCGTGGAAGCCGGGCTCCCACCCGTCCGGGGACCAGCCCCACATGGCCTCGCAGTAGCACTGGTACTGCTCGTGGATGGCGTGTCCGGTGCCGAAGATCTGCAGGATGCGGGCGTCGAACTTCGACTTCTTCTCGGCGCCCATCAGCTGGTACCACAGCTTGCGGCTGCAGTCCTTGATGGACGACGGCTCGATGCGGAAGGTCTCCCGGAGCTTGGGCTCGCGGGCGGCCGCGCGCTTGGCGCGCGTGATCTGGACGGACTGGTGGTGGAGATCCACCTCGGGGTCGTTGAGGGTCTTGATCCAGGCGAGTAGTTCGGTCTTCGGGGAGTTGGCGAGGGCAATCGCCTCCGCTTGTTCCATCCCCATGGCGTCGAGGTCAGCGATGGTCTTCAGCTGATCGGTCACGTGCAGCCTCCTTCAGTGCTTCATAGTCACGGAGATCCAGCACGACGAGCTGGACATCGGGTGTAGCGCCCCGCCGCTTGAACCGCAGGTCCAGGATGGGCCGCAGCCCCTGCGACAGGGCGTGGTTTCGGGTCTTGTACCAGTCGTTGAGCTTGACGAACCGGAAGTCGCTGGAGCGCGTCTCTTTGTGCTCACGCAGCTCCTCGCGGGTGGCCACGTCGAGCTTGTGGATGGGGCCGCAGCCCGAGCCGCGCTGGACTCGGCCACCCGTCTGCCGGGCGAGCTCGGCTTCGTCGGTGTCGCTCTCCTTGCGCCGGACGCGCGCGTTGTAGCCGGCGTCCGAGGAGCCCCTCTGCGCGTGCTTCTGGATCTCCACGGAGCGCCGGTTGACGATGGTGCCGCAGACGGAGCAGCGGAGCTTGAAGCGGTGGCTCTGCCACGCGTTGGCCCCGCAGTGCATGCAGTCCTGGAACAGGTCAGTACTCGAGGTAGTAGTTCGGCGTGACACCGTACGCCTCCAGGACAGCGCGCTCCATCTCCAGTCGGAGGTCGGGCTCCGCGTCGAACCGCTTGTTCCAGTTGGCGATGCCCTGGGCCTTGAGCTTGCCGAAGGACAGCCAGGACCCCGCGGTCTTGACGACGCCGCACTTCTGCGCGGTGACGATGAGGTCGCGGTCCGTGTCCACGCCGGTGGCGTAGTAGTAGTGGAACTCGCCTTCGGGACCGTCGTGGCACCCGGCCTTGCCCTTGAGGATCTTCCAGCGGATGACCTTGCCGATCTGGGTCTTCGTGGACTTCTTGCCACTGTCGTCCTTGCTCGCGCCGATGGAGACCTCGCCCTTGGCGTTCTTGAAGATCCCCGAGTGGGCCGTGAGCCTGATGGAGACGAACTTGCCGTGCTTCAGGGCGTAGCCGCCCTGGATGCTGAGGCCACCCATCCCACCCATGCGGTCGCGCCACTGGTTGATGCCGACGACCGTGGTGAGGTTGGGCATGCCCGAGTCGTCCTCGGTCAGCATCGCAGCGTGGAAGCGCCGCAGGAACTCGGTGTTGACCTTCGCGGACCCGCCTCGGGTCTTGTCGTGCATCCCCTTCTTGTCCTCCTCCTTGGTCAGGAGGGAGCCCCAAGAGTCGATGCCGACGATGTTGTAGATCATGCTGGCGACCTGGACGAGGATCATGTCGTACAGGTCCTCGGCGGAGTCGCCGATGCCGACGAAGAACTCACCGATCTGGTCGCGGGCGTAGGCCAGCTCCTCATCGGTGAAGTCGCGGCCCTGCAGCTCCTGCTCGCGCTTGATCTCGATCTCGCTGAGCGAGACGCGGAGGTCGTGCATCTTGGCGAAGGTCTTGTCGTACTGCATCTCCGTCATGTCCATGGCGAGGAAACAGTTGCGGCCGAAGATCTCCTGCTGCCGCCGCAGGTAGCGGTTGAGGAGGTAGGTCTTGCAGACCCCGTCGGGGCCGATGATCTCGGCCAGCCCGCCGGCCGGGAGGCCACCGCCCGTGGCGATGTCCAGGCCGATGATCCCGCACGGTCGGCGGAGCATGTAGTAGGGCATGACCATTTCGCTGGCGCGCTTCAGTCGTGCGCGCCCGCCGACCTTCTTCACGACGTCGTCGAGGTGGGGGGCGAGGCGCTCGTGTCGGGGCGAGGTGAAGTCGTTCACTTCCCCTCCGGGCGCTTCTCGAAGGGAGCGGTGCCGCACTTGGGGCACACGGGCACGTTGCCGGAGTAGTCGACGGTGCCGCCGCACACGGGGCAGCCGCCGCCCTCCCGGGCTTGCTTCTCCATCTCGTCGTCAACGACGACGCTGTACTTGTCCATTCCCTCGTCGTCTCGGGGGTCGGGCTTCACGGTGTCCTCCTTCCCAGCTCGGTATCCGGCTGGCCATGTTGGTGATGTCGTCGCGTCCGCGCGCGGAGCGGGCGCGGTGGGTTGCCTTCTCGCCCAGGCCGAAGACCCAGACGCGATCCTCCTCGAAGACCCGGCGGAAGACGTCGAGCCCCCGTGTGGCGATCTTCGCAGCTCGCGCCCAGGTGAGGAAGTGATTGATGGGGCTGGTCATCGAGATGCCCTTGGCGCTGTAGTCCAAGGAGATGCCGTCGCCCGCGTACCCGCCGACGCCGGCGGCCTTCTTCAGGGCCTCGGCCGGCGTGACGTTGCCGTGGGCCAGCGCGTTCATCACCGCCCTGGGGACGTAGGCGCCGGTGTAGCAGCTGAGGACGTAGTCGACCATCACCAGCTCCGCCTCTTCGATGGTCAGGTCAGTCAAGGGTGAACCTCGTCGACGAGGGCTTGAACACGACCTTGTGCCTCGGCGGGATGCTGGTCATCTCCTTCTTCTTGAAGTCGTAGACCGCCTTCTTCGGCGCGAGGATGATGTCGAACCGGCCGAAGCCACGGAGCTTCACGGGCTCGCCGGAGTTGATGGTCTCGGCGACGACGTCCAGGAACGCCTCGACGACGGCGCGAGTCAGCAGGGGGTTGAGGCGCACGCGCCGGCGAACGCGGCGGTGCACGAGGTCCAGCAGCTCACTCTTCGTCATCGTCTCGCTCCACGGGCGTGGCGTGCCTACTGAACCAGTCGCGGAGTCCTTCGCCGAGACGCTCCCAGGTGACCTCGCCATCGGGGATTGGCCTCGAGCCGCTGGCGGTGGCGATGATCTTGTTGAGCGCCGGCTTGAGGTCGGCCATGCCCTCCAGCAGTGCCTCCTCCGTTTTCGGGACGCGCTCGGAGCTGATCGGGAAGAAGGGGACGTCCCCCACCACGATGGGCTCGGGTGGCCGGTCGCGGACCTCAGCGTGCAGCAGCTCGAGGATCTCCTCCCGCGAGAGCAGCGCGGCACACAGGATGTGCTGGTCCGTGATCTGCGGGTGGTCACGCTGCAAACGACACAGTGTCGCGTACATCGCGTCGGTGTGCTGGAGGCGGATCAGCTCCCGCGCCAGCTCCTCGGGGTTCGCGTGGATGATGTCGGCTGGGGATGGCTTCGACGGGTCGCGCGGGTGCATGAGGAAGCGCTCCATCAACCGCAGGAACCCAGGCCGTAGCTTGGGATGGCCTGTCACGGCTCGTAGTCCTCGACCTTCGGGAAGGTCATGCCGTCCGGTGCACGGTTGTCTCCCCGGTAGATCTCGAGCTTCCGCACCGCGGCGATGTTGCCGATGCCGATGCCGGGCTCCTCGGTGACCCGGCCCTCCTTGATGGCCGTGGCCACCTCCCGGCCCATGTTGTGGTCGCAGTTGGGGCAGTCCCAACTCTCCTTGTTGTAGTGGGCGACAGCGCAGTTCTCCCTGCCGTCCGGACAGGGGGCGAGCTTCGCCGTGAACTCGGTGCCGCACTCGCTGCACGTGACTCTCATTTGGCCTCCAGCCAGTTGTATCCACCGCCACCGTCGATGGGCAGCGGGACGACCAGGTCCTCGGCGAACGGCTTCTCCATCTGCTCGTGGGCGATGGCCTCGACCTCGGCCTCGATCTCGTCGTCGTCCGGGATCTCCATGACCAGCTCGTCGTGGACCTGCAGCAGCAGCTTGCAGCCCAGCTCCTCCAGCCGCTCCGCAGTCTCACGATAGCGCGGGTCCTCGATGGCGAACATCTTGAGCATCGCCTTCTTCACGATGTCCCCGGCGCTGCCCTGGATCGGTGTGTTGACCGCGGCGCGCTCGCTGGCACCGTGGTCCTCGCGGCTGTCGATGTAGGGCAGGTGCCGGTAGCGGCCGGTGATGGTCCGGACGTGGTGGTGGTCGTGCGCGAAGTCCTTCATGCCCTGCGCGTAGTCGGCGATGCCGGGCCGCGCGTCCAGGAAGCCGGCGATGACGCCCTTGGCCACCTTGAACGGGACGCCTGCGGTGACCGCCAGGCGCCCGGCGCCGCCGCCGTAGACGATGAGGAAGCCGGCGTTCTTGGCCAGGCCTCGCTTCTCGACGATCTCCACCTGCTCTGATGTCGGGTCCTCGGCCTTCTTGGCCGCGGCCACCACGTCGTAGGGGATGCCGTAGATGCGGGCGGTCGAGTCGTTGTGGATGTCGAGTCCGCCGTTGATGGCGTCGATCATCCCCCGGTCGCCGGAGTAGTGGGCGAGGATGCGCATCTCCAGCTGGCTGTAGTCGTAGACCAGCAGGCGCTTGCCCTCGGCGGCGACGAACGCTTCGCGGATGCGGCGGCCGTTGGCCGTGCGCACCGGGATGTTCTGCAGGTTGGGGTCCTCGCTGGACAGCCGTCCAGTCGCGGTGATGTGCTGGTTGAAGGTCGTGTGGACCCGCATGTGGCCGTCGAGCCTGGCCGGGACACCCTGGATGTAGGTGTCGTGGAGCTTGGCCAGGCTGCGGTGGTCGATCAGGTTCTGGGCCAGCGGTAGGCCCTTGTCCGCCCACTTCTCCAGCACGAGCTTCGCGGTGGAGGGCATGCGGAGGCCCTTTGCCCCGCCGTCGGTCCAGTACTTGCACGGCTTGCCCCAGGGGTCCTCCCAGGTCTCCGTGTCCTCGTCGAAGAAGTAGAACAGCTCGCGCAGCTGCTTGTGGCTGCGGAGGTTGACGACGTGCCCCGCCTCTTTGGCGAACGACCGCTCCAGCTTGTCCAGCTGGCCGATCAGCT